GGCCTCGTGCTCGCGCAGAACCGCAATGATCTGCTCTTCGGTGAACCTGATCCGCTTCATCGTCCGTCCCCTTTTTGAGGTCGGACTCTAACTCCGCGTGGAGGAAAAGCTCAGTGGCAGGTCAACGGTGTATGGCATTATTCGGTCCACAGATAGAGACGACCTTCATGAAACTGCATCAGGCCCGTCGTCATATCGAAGTGGCAGCACAAATGCTAGCCGAGGAAGCAAACGAACCATCGCGAAATATGGATGAAGAAACTAATAAGCTATATAAAGAAATGAGATGGGATTTGTGGGACCACGGCACGTTTGAAGCCCAGCGTGATCGCGTAGGAAAACTGCTCCAAGATTTTTCTAGTGAACTGGAAGCGGTGTCCAAACCGGTGATTGATCGTGAATACAAAGGCTCTAGCCAGAAAGCGTAAGGATTGAGAGGGCGCCATGCAACAATGGTTTGAATTCTTCGGTCCGAGCGTTGTAGCTCTTATTGGATTGCTCATATTCGGAGGCGAGTCTTTAGATTTTACAGGCAGATACAACATCAAAGAATATTGGGTGCGAGTAGTTGGTGCATTCCTTTTTCTGTTGTTTGGTATGCCGTTAACGTATCGGTTCTTGCCGCTGGGGTCTGTAGTCGTCTTCCTGGTCGCGCAGTGGGTACTGCTGGCTTCCTTGGTAAAGCGCTTTCATGATGCCGGCCGTTCCCGATGGTTATCATTGTGGGTGTTGTTCCCAGGTTTTGGACTCGCCACATATGTGATCGCTGGTGCCCTTCCTGACCGGGATAAAGAAGACCGTCAGAAGGTGTGAGCTGCGTTAAGACGTGAGCCGGGCTGGACAAGCAAAAGCGGCACCTTCCACGATGCCGCTTGCTCTGGCTGCGAGACTATTCCGTTGGCGTGACGCTCCGGTAGAACGCGTGAGACAGGTAGGCATTAGCGGCCGTTCCGAAGAGCAACTGTACAAGCGTGGAGATACTGTCCGGATTGAGCGGCTGGCCATTCAAAAGGGCCGTAGCGACGACGCCAGCTACCGACGTGAGGATCAGCAGGGCTCGGAGCCACGGGCGGGCTGCGGCGCCATTATCGAACATGCTGAGCGTGGCGACCTTTTTATAAAAGAACATCAGTGACGACGTGACGAACGGCAGGGCGAGAAATAGCAATTCCATAGATTGAAGGGCTAATTGATAAGGTGGTTGGTGCCACCGTCCCGGCCTCTCCCTCAACAGAGAAGCCGAGACGCTAGGACCAACGCAGTGTGCTGAGATATTTGGCGATGTTTTTCAGCACGACAGACAGCCCGGCGAGGTTGCCCAGGGGATTTTCCGCTGTCTCGCTGATGTAGGGCAGCGGATCGACCGAATCCCGCAGCGGGTTGTGGTAGCGGCGCTCCCAGGTGCCATTCCGCTTAATATCCTCGTACAGCCCGAAATGAAGGTGGGTGCCAACGCCCTGCGGAGCGTTCCCCCAGAAGCGCTTGCCGCCGGATATGACCATGCCCGTATTGCCCTCGTAACCGATCAAATCCCCTTGGCTGACTGTTTGGCCGAGCTTCACGGCTATCTCGTCCAGGTGGCAGTACACGGTCTGTATGCGCGAATTCCCGGGCTCCTCGCCGTCCAGCTCGGGTGAGGTGATCCAAACCTCCAAGCCGCCCTGCCGGGTGCGGTCTGAGCCATTGACGATGACCACCATGCCCTCATGAGCGGCGTATACGGGATCTCGGTGGAAGGTGGCGATGTCTACGCCCATGTGGCCGCCCAGGTGGACATGGAAGCTGTCCATCCCGGCTGAGTAGAGTTCGGGGTTCTCGCCCCAAAGCTGCATGACGTTGCCGGCCGGGTACTCTTTAAGAATGGCGTTCGGGAGGGGACTTTTGAGGGCGATGAGGAAGTCAGTGCGTTTCATGTGAAATAGGCGAAGGCGAGCGGTATCAGGGCAAGGGTACAAACGGCCCACGCCCCGACGAGCGTGGAGCGCCACAGCTTTAAGCTCTGGATGTCGTCTTCGAGCGTTTTCATGTCGTCCTTGCTCACACGGTCCGATTCAAGTGAGCTGATGCGCGCGACAGTGTTGGTCTTGATGTCTTTGACGTCGTCGCGTACCCCGCGCATTTCAGTGCGCAACTCAATAAGAACATCGTGATCGCTTTGGTACTGAACGAAGTCTGTGGGTTCTGCCATATATGAAATTGTACCTTACGAATACGTGGTGGGAATGCCCAATCCACCGCTGCTGATATCGCTGATCTCACGGCTCTGACGAGCCTGTACGTCCAAGAGACCGCTCTTCACCAGCTCAACCTCAATTTCGACCGCCTCAAGCGTGTAGTTCACACGGGTGATGAGCATGTTGTCGCGGAATATGTCGGACAGCTCGGAGCTGAAGCCCAAGAGCCGGCATGTGTCCCCCGGTCGTATGCTCTCGATGTCGTAGCCCATATCCCGGACGTTGTTATTGTCGAGGATCGTGCAAATGAGCTTGGAGCCGGGCTCTTTATTCTCTGCGAGAAACTTGGCCGCCAGCGCTGCCATGGCATTTACATTGCTTGAACCGAAGTCGTTTATCCTGGCCACTCGACGCCCGTAGAGGGCTATCGAACCTGTGTCGGTGTAGGACTTATATGTACTGGCGCCATCCCAGAGGAGCAGAACATTACGAACTGTCTCCAGGGACCGTTCTACGCGCACGCGAGTGAAGTGCCGGCCGAATATAAAGGTGTGGGTTGGGGTTGCGGGAATTTCCTTGAATGAGAAGCGCCCAATTTCGTCAACGTACCAATAGACATTCTCAGGCGCGAGTTCTTTGAGCTTATCGATCGCCTCCCGATATGTCTTTTGCTCGAATATATACGTGGCATTGGTGCCCGTGTTGGGCACGTCCGCGGCTTCGTATGAGATGCGTGACGACGTTGTCTCGGCATTAAATCGATCAATCACCGCGCGAGCCATCAGGCCAACGTCCGTCGGATTAAGATCGCCTGATGTCGTCGAAAGGCCGGTCGTCGATTTGGAGTAGAGTGTTGTCTGCGATCCGTTCTTCAAAACGTCGAGGGACAGAAGTGTGTAGTAGCCAAGGAGGTGAACGGTGACGACCTCTGACTGAGCGTCGATTTCCCTTTCGATAAGAGAGATGTAGCCGCGGTATATGGTGCCGACGTTGAATTCGCCCTCGTCGGTGAAATCCCTTGTATCCCGGTCGGTGACAGTGAGCCGTACCTCGTTCCCCTCGCGCAAATCGCCTCCGTCATAATCGAACGGGACTGCTCGGGTGACGATACATTCGCCGGGACCGCTATTGAGCTGGGCCGTAAAGCCTCTGAATGTGATTTCGCTCCATGTCTTGATGAAAGTTCCGGCTGGGGAATACACCTGGGCCAAGAGCGTCTTTTCCGTCGATGCAGCCATAGCTAGAGGTAGGTTTTGGTATAGGCGACCGTGTGAAGCAGCTCCATGCTCCCCGGTCCGCCGCCTGAGTAGATTTTGAATGCAGGAATGCCGGTGTCAGCGGTCCACGTCGACCCGCTGTCGGTAGAGACGACCGAGGAGCCGCGCGGATAGCCGATCGTGCTATCGGTGTTCCATATGAAGCGGTTTGCACCCGTACCGGCTTGCACGGAGAGTACCAGCCAATAGCGCCGGCCTCCCTCTAGCGAGAAAGCCCCTCCATTGGCGGTCGTTTGCACGTATTCGTACGTAGGATACGACGGTACATCGGACTGATTGATATCGAAGATGGCAATGCTTGTCGCCGAGGGTTCTCCGCCGTCGTCTGTGTATATGGTCGCGTTGGCAATAGAAGTCGGAGTGCCATTTTTGGAGAGACCAAGCGCTATCGTGCTGAAACCTGCATCACTATACGGAACGACAAAACTGATGCCGTATCTGATCGCTGTGCTGGAAAAGAAAACCGCATCCGTGGCCGCAGGATAGGGAATCGAGAGCTCGTCCGATTCCTGATTTACGATGCCGCCGGTGCGGATGATAACGTTGTTGGTTCCCACACCGAAGCGCGGGAATGTTCCGAGAAACGTGCCTTCAACTTGGTCTGTCGAGGACAGGTTGTCGGTGACGCGCTTCTGCTCGCAATCGATGACGACTGACTTTCCGGCCGCGGCGTCCCAATCGACATCGCGGGTCACGATGATCCGTTCTCCGGTATCATCGTTCTTGTACTCAAATCCCAGCACATTGGCGTCGGCATTGACGATTTCTAATGTGATGACGGGCGCAGGTGCCTTGCTTCCGCTGAGGGTAAATGTCGATTCAGCGATGAAGATCCCGGGATTAACGCCGTCTGAGGTCGTGAGAGCTTCCTCATTCTCAGCGAGTGTCGTTGAGGTATCCTTCCCTACTCCAGAAGAAACAACGAACTCTGCAGACCACGGAACGATGCTCAAGTGGTAGTGGTCGCGATCGAATTCATGTGAGCTGCACGTAGCTACGAAGCGTAACGTGCCGCCAGCCCATGATATGTCCAGGTTCTTTTCTGGCCGGGAGAACAACTCTTTGAAATTGTCGATGGCGGTGTCCAGGAGGGCTTCGGTATTCGCCCGCAAGGTCCCGCGCAATTGGATAACCTTCTTGCCGTAGCGCGTAGCGATCAAAACTTCGCCGTCCTCACGCGCGAGCGGAACGCTTATAAGTTCGCGTCCAGGCGCCGTTTCGTGTTTTACAAATTGCGGCATGTACGTGGAGTTTAGTATCTCCGTTCCATCAAACTGAATGGATGACATACGACAATTGTACTATGTCCCGGCGACTACTCGCAGCGTGGATTGGCGGTTGATCTCGGCTATTGTTTGCATAATAAGCCGCCGCACGCCGTCGTCTCCGGCCACCACCTGATTGAAGCTGATGTTGTTTACGATCTGCGGCAGGTCGGTCGAAAGGCGATCTGCCTTCCGTTCGCGGATATCGGACAGCGACCGCCCGAAGTCAGTAAGGCCGGCCCGGGTGCGCTCCTTGTCGACAAGGGTAGACATTGAGCCCGAGAACTGCGGCCGCGCGCTATCTAAGGCGCCTTGCTCCTTGGCAATTTGAGCTATCAATTCGGCTCTCCGCGCCGGATCGGTTTCGTTTGCCGCATCCTTACGCAGCCCGAAGACCTTCTGCTCCTGTTCCGCAAAGGCACGCGCTGCGGCCTCGTCGTCATCCATGAGGGCGCGTTGTAGCGTTTTGAGGTCTTTGACCGTATCGGCAATCGTCTGCTTCGTGTCGTCCATCTTCTTTTTCGCAGCTTCCGCTTCTTTTGCGGTTGCCTGATAGGCTGCAGGGCCAGCCGATTTTAGCTTTGTTGCAGCATCGCTTGTTTCGCCCCAGGATGTGATGACGGAGTTGTTTTTCGCTTTCAGCTCATCATAGAACGCGATTGTGGATTTGAGAGATGAATTTACGGCGTGCCTCGTTTCAGTTGCCTGCTTGTCTACATTGACGCCGAACAGCTTGAATACGGCGCCCGCAACCGGAATTCGTGACGCGAACTGCAGTGCATACGATTCCGCATCGATTATCGCCGTGCCGATCGCCTGAAAGCCGACAGCGGTAGCAACGGCGACTTCGCCTAGCTTCGACGTGGCGATGAAAGTCGTCAGGGCCGTATTATTGAAACCGGTGGCGCTGTCCGTGCCGCCGAGGATAGCATCAGCCATGTTATTCAACGCCGGCGTAAGGCCGCGGCCGATATCCTCCTCAAGCTCCTTCATGTTCTTCTGAAGCTTGGTGATAGAGCTGGCTGCTTCATAGGCGCTTGCGGCGCTGCCGCCGAACTCCTTCTGTAATTCGGCGAGAATAAACTTCTGGGCGTCCATCGTCCGCCCGGATTTGACCATGGTAGCGATCATTTCCTGCTGTGCATTGGTGAAGCTCACGCCCACGCGCTGCAAGGCAGAAACGCCCTCAATGGGGTTGTTTAGGGCCTTCCCGAGTTGAATGGCGCTGGACTTGAGATCCTGGCCAAGGGCAGTGCTCATATCGAGCACCGTTTTGGTCGTCTCCGGGAAGATGTCCTTGGTAATGTTCGTGAAAGTCAGCAGCATGTTCTCCGCCGAGAGAACCATGTCGTCCTGGTAGAGCGTCGTCTTGGCCAGCGCGTCGGCCATGTCGATCAGCTCCCGCGACGTAAGACCGGCAGCGAAGGCCGTCGATTTCAATACGGCGTTGGTCTGGGCGATGACAGTATTCTGCTCCTCAAATTCGTGAAGGGAATCGGAGATAACGCCCGAGAGAAAGCGGAAGCTTGTGCGGAGCGCGCCTACCGCAATCGCTCCGACTGCGAAGCCCTTGGCAAGCGTGCCGACGGAATTGTTGACCTTGGCGATCTCCTGAGATGCCTCATCCTTGGCTTTGATGGTTACTCGAAGCTCTTGGTCGTTTCCTCCGAAAAGGGACATATGCCTTATTGTAGCGCGTCCCGGCGCTTCTTCTCGGCCTTGTTGTCAATAATCAGCTTTTCAACCGCAGCGTATGTGAAGAAATTGGGCTGCGCCATGTACTCGTCGTACGTCCATCCATAAATGCGGCAGACCTCCAGTACGAGCAGCTCATCGACGAGTGCGCCTTCGGTTATATATCTGGCGAGAAGCGGAACTATTTTTTTTACCTTCTGAGATTGCAGTCACGTGGTCCACGACTTCTTTGTAGTCCGGAAGGGGGAGCGCAAGCAGAGCATTTGCGACGTCGTTCGCAACACCATCAACTGAAACAATAATAAGCTTGTAGGCAAGCTTCTCTGCTTGGAGCGCCAGATCGCCCTTATCGGCCGTCGCGTCTCCCGTGATGTAATACTTTCTGATCTCCCAATTTTCAGCACCGGTGATGTACTCGTTGAGAACGATGATATGACCGCCGGTCGTCTTCACTTCAAAACGTGGCCTTTCCATACTATGCGTAGCTTGCGGTGTCGTTCACGACGAGCACCTGAACCTCCTTGTCAGTCGCTTCGTACTCGACTTCGAATGTCTGATTGAGAATTGTGAGCCCATCGAGGTTGTAGACCTTCGGCTCTCCGGTGAGGACCAGGCGGCCCAACTTGATGGTGATGCTTTCCGGGGTCGTCCCTCCTCCCGTCACCGCGCCTGTGAAGGTGACGATGCAAGCGTTCTTCGTATTGGCCTTGTACTTGTCCAGCTCTGCGGTGCTTTCGAAATGCAAGGAATACGAACCGGTGGCCTGGAAGCGGCCGGCAATGAACCCGCCCGCTACGGGCTGGTTGCTTCCCGAAAGAAAGGCTTCGTCCAAAAGGACGTTGTTATTGATATTGAGTGTAAAGGATTTGAGCGGTGTGGCAGAGTTGCCGGCGGCATTGGAGAGTGACGTTCCGAACTTCGCTGTCATCTGGTGGTACGCGTATTCGTTCTCCTGAGCGAAGGATTCCGTGACTGTCCCTGTGTCCGGGTAGCCGCCGAGCAATCCGGCGGTCATCTTGGCGTAGTTGTCGGAGACTTCGAGGCCGAGCGTGTTGACCACGACGTTGGCGAAGCGTTCGGTAACGATCGCTCCGTCCTCTGCCAACAGCGTCGCGGTCTTCATTGACGCATTTGCCTGCTGCACAGTGAAGGTGTGCGTGTACGTGCCGTCCGTGATGCTGCCGGTCGATTTAGACCCGAGTGCGAGATAGAAAAAGATCGGGGCGATGTCGCCATTCGGGACTATTCCGACCGATCCGCTCGAGAACTTGCGGCGGATCATGCTGTCGGAAGACATATTTCGCACGCCCCGCTGCGAGGTGAGCGGCGTCTTCTCGGCTATGGCTTGAAATGAAAACTCGTTCCACTTCGGAAAGTGGGTGGCTGCAACTGCTGTGCCCGGTGTGCTCTCGATTCCGATTCCGATGTTGGTCTGCGTGCCGCTCGTCTTGGCCATAAATGGTTGTGTTATTTACTAATGGGCTTGTCCTTCGATTCTGAAATGGATGGATGTGCGAGGATTGCCTTCTGAGCATCTTTATCTTCTGGCAATTCCCGTGTGTCGCCTGCTGTAATGCCCCAGCCGAGTGACGGGAAATCTATGCTCTTTGAGCTGGTTACCTTCATACGTGTATTCTACCGCACTTGATGAAATGCAGCGACGAAATCCACACGTGCCTCGATCGACCATGCTTCCGGTGCGCGGTCCCGCAAGGTCTGTCCGTAGTCGACGCGGGTGATGGAGCCAAGGTCCGTGCGTAGCCCGGTCGTCGAATCCACCAAGAGATTGCCCCGTAAAATGTCGAGTATCGATGTGGTTTTGAGGGTCAGGTTCTCCTCGCGTCCCTCCATGATGTCGTAGAGAGTGGCCACACCGGGCGCGATTGCCGCGATATTCTCCTCTGTTGATAAGTCCTTCCGGATATCCGCAATGACGGTAATTGCCATGCCGATGGCGTGCTCGTCATCCGCATTGTTCAAAGGCCCGACGCGCGTCTCCTGCTTCGAAATGATGACGCATGGCAGGTTGGAGACCGACACCCGGATCGGCTCGCCTTCGTAAAATGCGACGATCGCACTTGTGTTCGCCTTGATGAGGTCGATGTATTTTCGGATTATCGGGTCGGAGTACATAGATTAATTGTTACGCATAGAGTCCCGGATGTACTGCTGAAAGAACCGGACGATTTCTTCCTTTTGCCGGTTGGCCAGCTTCATCATCACACGGCGCGGTATGCGCGTGCGCGGCGCGCGCGATTGGTGATACTTGAAATACGCGGCCGTGTTGTAGATGACCGCTTGGTCTGATGAGACGATAGTTGCAAAGCTGTTTTGCATCGCGCCGCTGCCGACAAGGGGTGTGGATGGGTAACCCCTCCTCGCCTTCTGTGCGACCGTGACAGGGGAAAGACGCTTCCATTTCTCGCCAATCGCCGCGCCCTGTGTTTCGAACACGTCGCGGGAAAAGACGGATTTCAGGTAGAACGCCGCATCGCTGAACGGCCTCTGGTAGTCCTTCAAATCGCTGCGCAAGCCGACCAGCTTTCGCGACAACTGGGTCTCGCCTTCCACAGTCCATTGAATTTGGAACGTCATACATATCAATATCGGTCGGCCATTGAGAATTTCTCGATGTCGGTGTCCTCGTCATTCGGGTAACCGTCTAGGACGCCTACCTTGGCATTACGCGTTAACTCCGTGCCATCAGCGCCAATGAGGATCTGAGTGCCTTTCTGAATGGCCTTGAGCTGCGCGCGTCCGGATGCGAGCCAGCCAGCACCCTCCCCGTCCTTGCCGAATTCCTCGTAGTCGATGTATCCGGCGGCCAAGAGTTCGCAAATTTGATTGAGGATGGCAGGCACCTCGGCAAGCGGTAGGACATATTTTGCGGCCAGGGTACTGTTGATCTCATTCTCCGCCTGCTTGCGCTTCATTTCGATGCGCATGTCGGAGTAGCGCGGGTTGCCTGCAAGCCCGGAATGCTTGCGAATTGCGTAGATCGACGTGTAGCGAAGAGATTCATCGCCCGCTACCGAATCCGCCTCGTCTACGTCAGTCTCATCGGAAGTGACGCTGTTGTAGTATGTCGCCTTGAAATAGGTGTACGAGCTTCCGCTGTACTCCAGGTATGTGCCCTGCGGGTCATCAACGGAGATGTCTTTTGGGGAGCCATCGGCCGTCAGTTCGGTGAACGTGCCCGCAGCGGACGTAGCCCCATAGAACTTGCGCTGATTAAAGCGATAGACGACGAACGGCTCTCCCTCCGTGTGGTTGAACTTCAGTGTGGCGACGGTGACTGTGGTGTTGGCTACCGCAGTCACGGCACACATCTCCGCAAGCTCGTTTCCTTCGAATCCCACCACAACGAAATCGGCCACGGCAACGCCTTGGCTGCTGTCTACGGGAATGACCACGGTTGAGCCGGCGCTTGCGGGGCCTCGTAATCGGCCGGTTTCCCGCTTTATGAATGGCTCAGTGACGGCAAGGAGGGTCTTCATAAAACGGTTTTATCGTCTTCTGATTCTAACACGAGCGGGTCGCTCTGAGTGCGCAGGACCGACGTATCGGATCGCGTGGTTAGAAGGGCTATGCCTTTCTTAAATTTGGTCAGGAGCCGGGATGAAAAGGTGTCAAGGTAAGTAATAGTCTCGGTGAATGTCCAGAACGTCATCCGAGAAACTGAGAAGACATCCGTGAGGGTCATGGCCTCGCTCAAGGCCCGTGCAAGGGATCGTATGAAAGTATCGGACAGGGACAACGTTTCGGATATCGTTCGGCCTGCCAGACGGGCCAGCGTATCAGCGTAGGTCAGGGTCTCGGAGAACTCGCGCGCAACCTGCCGAAGTACGCTATCCGTCAAAGTGACCGTCTCAGCGAACGCGCGACTAATCTGACGCATCAGCGTATCGCTGAGTGTAATCGTCTCAGTCATCACCTGTGCGTATCCCACCGCAATCACGTCCGTGAAGGTAATCGTCTCCGAAAGGTTCCGCCCGAGCTGATGCAATAGGGTGTCTGTGAAGGTCGCTGTCTCTGTGAAGAAATGAGCTATTTGGCGTACGCAGGTGTCGGTGAATGTGATGGTTTCTGTCACGACCTTGCCGGAGAGCCGTAGCAGCGTGTCGGTAAAGGTGACGGTCTCGGTGAGCGTCTTGCCGCCCTGCCTCAATACGGTGTCCGAAAATGTTGCCGTCTCAGAAAGGGGGCGTGCGAGCTGGCGAAGGAGTTGATCCGTAAAGGTCCCAACCTCATTGAGGACGCGGCTCAGCGACCTGATTAGCGAGTCGGTATGAGTGATGGCGTCCGATAGGACTTTCCCTGCCCGTTTCAAAAGGGTGTCGGTGAATGTGATGGTCTCGGCCAGCGGAACGCTGGTGGACCTGATTAGCGTGTCGGTCAGGGTGATCGTTTCTGTCGGAGCAGATGTGAATGTCTGGTTGGCACGAAGAACACGCCGTATAAGAGGTTTGAAATGCTGTGCTCTGCCGAGGCGGGCCATATTTAGTAGTACGCTGCGCGCTTTACGGCCTGCCTAACAGCGACGCCGACGCCGATTGGACTTCCAGCAATGGTAGGTGTCCATGTTCCGCTTGCTGTGAATGTCCAAATGTCATTTCCGCCAGCGGTAGTCTTAGTGCCTCCGGTCGCACTCGTTATAGTCCCTGTGGGGGCGTAAATGATGACGATACCCGAGCCGCCATTTCCGCCGCCGCCGGTAGCATTATTTCCTTGGTGTCCGCCGCCACCGCCGCCGGTGTTTGCCGCTCCCGCAACGCCACCGCCTGATGCTCCCGCGCCTCCACCGCCTGTTCCGCCTGAACCAACGGAACCTACAACGCCGCCGCCGCCGCCACCGCCAGCATATGTAACTGAACCAGAACCTGGATTAAATGCGGTGCCGTTCCCTCCGTTACCGCCAGCATTTGCAGCAGCTGTTGTTCCTGTTGCAGAAGCACCGCCACCGCCACCGCCTGCGCCATTGCCTCCTCCCCACGAGTTTCCTCCGTCGCTTCCCTGCCCTGCTGTTCCCAAACCTTTGTCTGCGGAAGGCGTCCCCGAGGATGAGGCGCCGCCGCCGCCCGAACCTCCGGTATGACCGGTACCCGTCCCTGCGTTTGAAGCTCCACCTCCTCCACCTACTGAAATTATCGTGTCGAATACGCTGTTGTTACCGTCTCCCCCATCCCCTGTGTTGTTTCCTGTACCACCTGCTCCGACAGTGACCGTGTAACCTGTGCCGCTGTTGACGGTGTACCCCGACGCAGTTCGAAGACCCCCGGCACCGCCGCCGCCACCAGACCAAGCGCCACCTGCGCCGCCCCCTGCGACTACAAGATAAGTTACATTTGCTGTTGCCATGCGCGGAGGCGAGACTCGAACTCGCCTGTGTGCCGCTTCCGCTTAAACCTCCACGATCATGTAGCAGTACGCGTTCACAGCAGCGGCCGCTGTTACGCGGATGCGCGCGAATGTGCTCACTTGAATGACCGGCTCGCATCCGAGCGGGAATTGCTTCACGTACTGGTTCGTGGGGGCGATGAACTGAACATCGAAGATGCGGCATGTACCCGGCGTCCCCTCGCCAGACGCAGTGTAGCCGGTAGAGGTGGTGCCGACTGGTATCAGGTTGGTCGTAGGATCGCCGCCTGTGAGTGCCGGCGCATCCAGCTTTGTAATGTCAGCCGCAGCCGAGGCTGTGACCGTCGCTGCGCCGGAGGTCTCTACAAGCTCCACCTTGATGGGCGTCGCTGCTGCGGAGCCGTCGAAGCTGATGCCCCACTCGACTATCTTTGCCGAAATCGTCGCGCTCGGCTTCACCTGCAGTAGCGTCTTGATCGCCGTGCCGGTGGTAACCGCTACGGGTGCTGCAGCGCCGGCCGCAGCGCCGTTGAAAATGAGATATTTCGCCATAATCGGAAGCGTTAGCGACTAAGCGGCTTTGAGCTTCCACGTGAGCTGTAGCGAGTCGCCCGAAACGACGTTGATCCCAGAGAATACCTGACGGGCGATCATGGTGCCGTTGGTGTCTGCGTTGAAAACGCCGGACTCGGTCACAGCAAGGGTCGCCGTGAAGGATATCGTTCCGACAAGTTGCGCCGTATCATTCGTAACCGTGGTCGTGACGCGCGAAGCCGTGACTGAGGCCGTGGCGAGTGCGTGAACGCCGGAAGCTGCTGTCCCGTCGGCCTTTTTTTCCGTCTCAAGTGCGGTATCCGCGACGTTTGCTGACGTGGTGCCGACGCCAATGCCGATCGAGGTAAACGCCGCCTCCCCTCCCGAGCCATTGATACGAGAAGCGGCCCCGGCCTTCCCGGTCGTCGTAATGAGGTTGCGTGTGTCTTTTGCAGCCGCCCAGTAGCCCATAAGGGGCTGTACGACCGGCGCGTACCACGCGTTGATCCATAGAGGGGATAGGTAGCCGGCCTTAAGCAACCGGGTGCAGAGCCGGTTCTCTTGAAAGATCGGCTTCACATTTCCGAATCGGTCGCGATGGACCATCTCGACATTCGCATCGAGTGGGATTGATCCCGCGAACGCCATTTGAACTTTGGGCATAATGTTGGTTCTAGTTTGTAATCTCCTTATCGAGCATCGCTGCGATCGTAGCGTCTGCCTGAGCGTCTTCGGCAGTGAACTCGGCCGAGGCTTCCGCCGTTTCCGTGTCGGTCACGAAGGCCGCGAGGACACCCTTGAGCTCAAGCTCAAGCTCCGTGACGGTGACGCCTAGGGGAAATCCATGACGCCCTGTCCGAACGACTTCTGGGTCCTGGTCTGGCTCTTTCGGAAACTTCAGGATGTCGAACTGCACGGACAGGAGGTTCTCCCCGGTGTCCTGGACCGTGACCTTGTCGATTGCGCGCACCTTGATTGAGTAATCCATACCTAGTCTTTGGCCATAGCCGTAATCGCGTGCGTAAAGGACCCGTTTGCGTCTGCATCTACCATCACGCTGCGGTATCGGATTTGATCGCCGAAGCCAATCTGTCGGGTTGCGCCTGCTGCGGCGTCAGTGCCAACCGCCGTCACGGCTGATGCTCCGGGAGCGGCGTTGCAGAAGGACATGATGAATTTCTTCGCTCCGCCGTTTCCGACTACCTGCGTGAAGTGCCCGATGTTTACGAAGGTGTCGCCTCCGTCGAATGTCGTGTCGACATAAACGTCGAGCGTATCACCCACGTCCGTGCCAGCGGCTGAGACGTTGAGCTGGACGATCAGCTCCCGGTAGTGCCTGCCGAGAAGGACGGCACTGCCGGTTACTGTACCGGCAGCCGCTTGTGCCGCTGATGCTCTGAGTGTGCGAATGGTACCCATCATACGCTAGAGGTCTGCTGATGGGTCCTTCGGCTCCTTCTCAGGGGCCACAGGTTCGACTTCCTCTGGCTTAGTGGTGTTTTTTCGTTTGTTTGTGATAACCGGTGCGCTTTCCGGTGCGGATTCGACTACGGGCGACACGTCTGTGGCCTCGCCCCTCTTACCGTCCTCGCGGCCGTCGATTGAGGGCTCGCCGGTCTTCACCTCCTGGCCCCCTACTGATGGGGCAACCTCTTCGGCCGGGACAACTTGCACTGGTGTTTGCGCGTCCGTAACCGGTTCGGTCTGGATGGCGCCCGCTTGCAAGAGCGGGCCTGCCGTCTCGGTGCTGAGGCCAATAGTGTCACCGCGAAGATAGGTTTTTCCGTCGTGCTGCACTGTGCTGGATACGAAATATTCCATAGGAAATGGATTAGTCGCTGATAATGTACTCGACATAGATGTTGGCTTTTCCTGCGGTGAGCGCTTCGACCGCGACTGTGGCTGTGATTTCGCGCTCTGCCGTGGTCTTGAGCATCGTCGCTGCGAAGAGTGCCGCGACTTCAACTGCGCTGTCGTGTGCTGCATCGGCCCCGAAGTTCGGAAACCCGATCTTGGTCCCGTGGAGCCCCGCATCGAGTACATCACCGGCTGCCGAGATCGCTACCGCTGCGAGGATGTCGTTTGCGGATTGCGCATGGATGGCGACCGTGCCGGCATCTGTTGCTGATGTGAAGGTGGTCACCACGTCATAGAAAACGCGTGTGATGACGGCTTTGCTGGGGATGTAAACCCCGAGCCCGTGCGCCGCGACCGTACGATGCGAAGTATCGCCGGACGGATCAAAGACGGCTACCGCCATCTCTCTGACGATGCCGCCGGTACGCTTCACGCGCGAGATGCCCGCGCGGTTTATGACTTGGAAGTCAGGTGCGTGTATTGGAACGTCTTTGTGGATTATTTCTCCCATAGAAATTGGTTTGAGCTTGCTGGCCCGGCGGTGAAGCCGGGCCAGGTTGCGGCTATTAAGCGACTGCGTTTTTGAACAAGTATCCGGCTGATGCGGCGATAAGCTGCGGATCGTAGTAGTGATCTCCCACGCGGATGAACTGACCGCGGCGGTCGCGTTCGTCGGTTCCGTTAAGCCGTTCGGTCGTGCGAGTCTTCCACTGGTACTTCACACCAAGCGTTACCGACTTCTGACCGAAGCGCGGATTAATGTACGCAAGGAGGGCGTCTTTGCCCCAGATGTATGACATGGAGTCCGTTTGACCTTCCACGGTGGCATTCTTCATCGCTCCGCCGATGACGACTCTCTCGACATCGAAGAAGCGTGCAAGAAGGTCCGTGTTGAGAACACCGAGCTGCGAGTACTTCACGCGCTCGATGATGGCCGGGTGATCGATCAGCTTGTCGATTACCTGCTTGCCGAGCACGAGAACGTTCGGATCAACCATGATGTTGGCGTGAACCGTCTGCTTCGCCTCGCGGATGGCCGTGACCGGATCGGAGTTGCTGTTTGACCACTGGCTCGTACCTGAAAGCGTACTGTTCGAGGTGATTACGGACGTGCTCGTAAGCAGCGCCGCCGTTTCGATTTCCTGCGACACAAGATGCTTTTCGGTGACGTTTTCCGTTGCGTCTACGTACGGGTCGACGCCTGCTGGCGCATTGTCCACTTCCTCATCGGCAACGAATTCCTTGAGGGCGTGGTCCTCGCAGAAGTACGTCAGACCGGTGCTGATGTTGTGCGTTACTTCCTTCGATCGAGACCCCATGCCGCGCATGTTGTCTTCGGACCGGAACTTTCCTTTGTCGTAAACGAAGTGCTTGCCGCTCTGGAACTTGACCGGCAGGGTTGGGAGCAGAAGCTCCGAGATGTACGCCTCATTCTTGTAGCCGAGCGATACGTCAGTGAGTATCGGGTCGACTCCTTGGTAACGTGGGGTAGACATAATAGTGAATGTGATGAGTAAGATTACGCGATGTACAGGTGCTGAATGCCGAGCTGAACCTCGACGAGGTCGCCGCTCGCTGCTGCTGCAGTACCAATGAAGCGGCCGATGACGATGTCGCCGTCGGTCGTAGTGGCCACCGCCTTACCGTTGCCGTCCGTGGTAACCCACGCGCCGACGCCGATTGTGCCGCCGGAAATGACCTTTGCCACTCCGCCGAATGCGTAGGTAGCCTGCTCGCCCGCTCCCGGTGCGTTCTGAAGAACGCCGACGATAAGATCCGTGGCGCCCTCGGCTACCTCGATTTTGCCTGTAGCGTCGAGCTGTACGATGTAGAACTGCTTGTCGGTCATCGCCTCGCCAGCTTCACGCGAACGAGAGAAACCGATGTTTTCTGTAGACATAGATGTTTAGAATTACGGGATAATTATTTGTCTCCGGCGGCAAGTGCCGCTTCGTAGGAAGCCTTCAATTCCGGCTTCTCCGCGTACACCTGCAAGAGGGCTTGCGAGAACTTGAGCTTGCCTTCGGAGGCGAGAATTTTCGCGTCCGCGAGGCCCTTAATCTCGCTGTAGATCGTGGCTGCCGAGCCGTCGTTTTCCTTGCCGCCGTCGCCGATCTCGCCGAATTGCATCTTCGGCATGTTGTTTACGAGGTTGATGAGTTGGTCCTGCTGCTTCTCTGACAATGTGGCCATGAAGCTCTCAAGAGCCGGCTGTTGCTTCGGGGTGAAGCGCCCGTCCTTGTTGCTGGACGAGAATACCATCCTGGCCGCCTTCTGGGCGCGCTCCGACGCTTCGATCTTCTGCAGCGCCTTTGCGCCTGCGTCTGCCGCTGTGCGGAGTGCGGTCACTTCGGCCTCAGACATGGTAATAACCTTGGTCCCCCGTTCTGACGCGACCACCTTGGCCGAGCCGTCGCGATTAAGGCCTGCGGCCTCGTTCGCGTCTTCCTTTTCCTTCTGCTCGCGCGCTGTCTTTTCCTCGTCCGTTTCGGATGGGGTTTCTACCAGCACGCTTTCGAAGACAGTCGTCTGATCGGCGTCTAGTTCGCTCTTGTGCTCGCGCACAAATGCCTTCTCGGCGTCGCTCAGCTCTTCCGGCTTCTTTGCGAGGATGTCTTTGAGATTCATATCGTTATTGTGTTCATTAAATTTCGTGATAATCCGTGGCTCGCTAAATGCGACCACCGGATCGAGTTCTTTGAAGTAGGGCCTGTTGGTAAGCGCCCCGCCGACAAGAACGTGTTCGCGCGTGTCACCCGTTTCCGGGTCTTCGTACTTCTCGTAAAACTCGGGTGAGAAGTACTTGAAGGCGCGATTGCTGAGGAGTCGCTTGCCTTCCTCGGTCCACTCTACGACTGCGTAGAGGCCATTTACCCCCCGATCGATCAGCTCCTTGAACCAGCCGATCGCCTCCAGCTCTCCGCCATTCATGCCGTTATCGTGCCCGGCCGTAATGGGGAGGTCCCTGCGAACCATGTCTTTGAAGTTCTGAACGAACTCCGAGACCGTGGCGGATGTTATTTCCATCTCGCCGTAGTTCGGATGCTGCCACTTGCCCGTCGGGACAACGTGTATCTCATCCGGTAATTCAGCAAAGGACGGTCCCTCTCCGAAGAGCTGGATCGGAAACGCGATTCGCTTTTTGCTATCACGTTCCCCTTGCTTCATACGTCAATCATACGGCAAGGTCAGCAATGCCAGTGCTTTTCCTTTATGACAGATGGGGATAACAACACCGTGACCGAGCTGCTGCAGTGGGCGTTGGGGCTTCTCGCGGCATCCAGCCTGACAGCGGGCGGGGTTGCGGCCCTCGTGGTATGGGTTTTCCAAACACAATGGTCAGAACGTCTCAAAGCAAGGATTAAGGGAGAGTATGACACGGAGCTCGAACAATTGAAGGCTCGGCTTAAAGCAAGCTCGGACGTAGAGATTGAAAAGCTAAAATCACAATTGAATATTGCGGCTGCTGAACGGCAACTGAGGTTTTCTCGTCTGCACGAAAAGCGTGCTGAGGTAATTGCGGAGGTGTATGCGTCGCTGAAGCGTTTAGTTCAGGCGATAGCAGAATATGTGAGTATCTTCGAACCTGCTGGCCTGCCCTCACGCGCAGAACGCGCAGCTAGGGTGGCCGAAGCGGGAAACATGTTCGCAGAACTGTACTCGGAAAAAAAGATATTTATTCCAAAGTCGACGACGCTAAAGATTGATGAGATCAATACCGAATTGAGGTCCGCCCACTTGGGATTCATGTATCTTGTTGACGCTCCCAAAGACCCAGATGTTACCAAGTGGGCGGAAATATCCAGAAACATCGCCGCTTTATCGCAAAACGCACTCACTGATCTTGAATCCGACCTCCGTAAACTTCTTGGTGACGACGAACCATAGGCGCTACATCATTGTTAGGCACTTCTTCTCAAACAAATGACCGAAAGGTCGATGTAGGCTTATTGCTGTCGTCGTGCCCGCTTATCCGCCTCCGCGCGCGCGGCGGAATCCTTCCGAGTGACCGGGTTCTTTGGCTGAATCAGATCGTTGACCACATCACCGAACCGATCTCGTATCGATTTCGGAATACCATCTACCTTCGGTAGCTCCTCTTCGTCCTTGAGGATCGCAACCCAAATCCCACGGCAATTCGAATGAAAAATCGTGTTCTGACCGAACGGGTCGTCACTCTCGATGATCCGGCCGTCCACGGACAGGCAGTAATTGCACGTGCTCACGTCCATCAGCTCTGACCGCTGCAGCCCGTGAATGTCGTCGGCATTCCGGTCGAACACCGTATTGCGGCCGTGGTTGATGTACCCGGACATGAGGATGCCGGTAGCGTCGTCCGTGAGGTCCGTAATCGCTGCTGCTGCGGCGGCATCGGCTGCGGCCAAAGCCACGCTCTTGGACTCGCCCTTGTTCCGGGACGTAACGTAGGCGTTCTTGCTCTCCGTCACGATGGAAGCAATCTGCTGATCGGCAATGGCTGCGGCCTGGATATCGATCTGCCGTAGCATCTCGGTCGGGTTCGGTGGGGCGTCCTTCCCGATTTCTTTCGCGGCATTGTTCTTGCCGTACATATAGGCGCTCTGCATGCCGTTCTTGAGGATGCGGGCGTAATCGTTTTGGACCTTCAGCGTGGCGTCTTTGATGGCCTGGGTGTCGCCGGCAAGGGCGGCCTTGGTCAGTGCGTCCATGTAGCCATGCCGGGCCTCCGTCAGAAGGTCCTTGGTCTGCTGGTCGAAGACGCTCTCCAGCTCGTCCAGCTTCTTTTGGAGGGCGTCGAAATTGACCTTCCCTTCTGCAAAGGTCAGCTTGCGGTATGGCCTGAATGCCTCAGAGAACGCGCGAGGCTTTTTTTTTACGTGGCGGTGCTCGCTTGCTTGGGCCGGGTCCGGATTGTTCGGGTCAACCTGGGTTGCGGCGGGCTCCTTCTCCCGGATGCCGCTCTCATCCAGTTCGGGCAACCCGAGCTGCTCGCGGAACAAGCCCTCGTCTGCATCCTGTGCGGTCAGTGCTCCCGCGGTAATGAGGACCTGATACGCGTCGGCTAGTGCCTTCACGTCCACGGCGGTGATGCCTTCAAAATCGAGCTTCGGGTATTCCTTCACGCCGTCGAAGTTGAGGTCCACAAGTTCCTTGATGTGCTTGTTCATCACGCTTGCGAACGACCGCGCGATGGTCTCGATCGATTGCAAGAATAGTTCTGAATGGTCTTCTGACAGCGCGCGGCTCCCGCCTGATCCGCTGCTGCTGCTCTGCCCAAGCTCCAGGAATTGCGCGAGTACGGATTTCGTGATCTCGCGGTTGTGATGTGCGATGGAGTTCTGCGGATCGCGCGTCTTGTCGGCTTGCATATCCTTGAAGCCGATCTCGTAATCATGCGGCTCAATGATGTATGCCTGCGAGTTCGCCCGGAGGTTCTTGAGAATTTCCTCCGCCTTGCGGCGGTCGCTTTCGGTCGCGCCCTCGGGCAGCTTCGCGTACGGGACGCCCAACCCCTGACGCTCGAATGCAATCGCGTCGATTTTGTAAATAGTGTTCTTGATGAACCAGTGCTTATATGCCGCACGCAGTATTGAAACGCCCCACCAGTTCTCGCCCTCCTTCTCGTGAACGAAGACGATCAGCTTCTCGCCGGGTATCTCAGCTACGCTGCCATCGGACTTCTGCTGCCTGATGCCGAACGACTTGTCGGCAATAGCCCACTTCTGGATAGATTTCGGAAGTCGCGGCGCGAGCTTCTCCCATACGATGCGCGTGCCGCCCTCAACCTCGCGAGTGCTGAACACTTTCTCAAAGACCATCACCCCGAATGGCAAAGAGAGAAGCGCCTGGCGTAAGAAATCATCGAACGTGCAGTCCTGATATTCCCAGAGACATTGCGTAACGAAGTCAGCGATGTCTTGATCTGCTTGCTCCTCAGTCGCCGGGTTCACAAACCATTCGGCGGCGCGTATCGGCAGCGTGACAGCCTGCACGGCCGCCTTTACGGTGCCGTCGCTCTTTCGCATCTCGTCGTAGATTGCGATGCCGCGAATGTCAGCGAGTTTCGAATTGTATTCTTCGCTGATGATGCCGTCGAATATCTTCGTTCCGGTATCGCCGACTTCCAAACCGACTTTGTTCTTTTTCTTTTCAGCGGCAGTGCGCTTGCGCGTCTTGAAGCCGGTAGTCATGCTTGAATCATATCACCACATTAAAACACCTCATCGAGTAACCCACCTGTGACTGTAGAAGTCCCGACGGCCTTCTTGTCTGTGTCGCGTGGCATGGAGCTGGCACTCTTGCCGAGCATCCAACGACGCAGACAGAGCATCGTCGAGTCCGGGATGTGATCGTCCTCTTTTACGGGCTTATCGCTGTTCTTCTGGTAGCGATATCGCTTGTGCTGCCAGATGGCTGTCTTGCACTCGCGGAGGATGCGCAGCAGCCGGCGGGAGAAGTACGCCCGGTAATTGCCGAGCATCGACTCCTTCTCGGTGCCGAGCTTCTTCTGCAGCTCGCGCTTCTTATTGGTTCCATCCCCCTTCTTGTCCTGTTCCGCTACCTGCATGGGGCGTCCGAACGGCACCTCCACCACGGTACACACGAACTGTTCCTTCTCAGGCAGGGCTTGGATTGCCGATTTGACGGCTGCCCGTAGATCGGCATTCTCGAAGGGATGCGACGCGTCGGCGTGGATAACCCGTATGCGGTAGGCGAGCACGTCGTCCACGATGTCGGAAATGATGACGCCACTACGAACCTGGGTCCAGAGTCGGTTTTCAAGCTGTACCTTGACGAAGTCTTTGTGCGCCATCATGGCTACCCACGACGTCTGGCCTGAGAAGCCCCAGTCGAGCCCTCCCGCTGTATCGGCACCGGGCACATAGGCGTACTCCCCGAATTCGTCGATCACGCATGCGTCCACGTCCTCGGGGTCGTTGACCATGCCTTCCGCGCTTGGGCGCGAGCCCATGTACTCCACGTCGAAATAGTCGACGGTTGTCTTCTCGCGCCATGCCTGGATGATGTTCTCTACCGGTATCCAGCCCTCGGGATCGCCAGTGCGGCGCCCTGCCCTGTGCTCAAGCGAGCTGGTGCCTGCCTGTGCGATGGTCAGGTCCGGGATCTCACGCAGTAGCCGCTCGTCCTTCCAAATGTCGGGGCTGAACTCGCGGCACACGTCGAAGCTGTCCCATGACAGGCGTACCCAGCCCAGCTCGTCCGCCCGGTCCCAGGTCTCTTGGAAGTACCCAAAGATTTTGTGGAATGTGGATGTCATCACCACGAGGGAGTACTGGGACGTGTTGACCATTGGCATGGCGTCGAGGATGAGCTGGTCCTTGGTCTCGCACGCCTCGTCGATGAAGAGATTGTCCGGGTGCGGTCCTCGGACTGCCTTCGGTGACGCTGCAACCGCCTTGAAATAGTTTCCCTTGTCGCTCTCCGTCTTGTTCATCGTCGGCTCGTCGGGCAGCGCGTCGACGATGGTCTTTTGTGCATAGATATGACCGACAAAGTAGTTGTAGACGCCCTGCGCCTGAGTGAGTGAGCCGCCCATGTCGACGATCGATAGGAGCTGCAGGAACCATTTGACGAACCCGAGCGCTCCGAGAATCTTTGACTTACCGCCGCCGCGTGGTCCTTTGATGATGAAGCGGGTAGCGAGCCGTCCCTTCTGATCCTGGCGCAACCATATGAGGGCAAATATCAAACGCAGCTTCTTGGGGAAGCGCATTGTCGGATCGATAAACCGGAGGAGCTGTATCGGCTTCGTTCCATAACGACGCCGGATGTCTTCCGGATTACCGAGTGCCGCTGCCTTCAGCCGCTCCAGCGCTTCGGAGAAGCTCGGCTTCCTCGATGATGTCTCTGATAATTCCATAGAAATAGTCTTGGCGCTCCTGTGGGAGCGTTGCGAGGACAAGCGATAGGTCCGTCTCTCCGAACGGAAGGCGGTTCACTTGCTGCGTCCTGTCGATGATGCGTCCGCGCAATTTGTTGAACTCGCGTATTGCTGCGATCTTGTTGGTGTTGTCGCCATTCTGCATGACGAGCTTGGCGAGCTGGCTGTCCACCACTTCGTCTTTGAGCAATTCATTCAGGAGAACGGTAATGCGGGCCTGAATCTCAACGTTTCTTAACAGTCGTGAGGACAGAACGGAACAGACGTGGTACGCCTTGTCGTAGGGGCTGTCGTCTATCAGAGCACCCTCGCTGGTCTCGCCTGTCTCCTCGTCGATCACTTCCGCATAGACGGCCTTACGGGACAGAGCATCTAGATCGTAATCAAAGGCCTCCGCATACGAGAGGGTCGCGTTGCCAAATAGCTCTTGGTTCTGGGTGTAGTACCGGCAGAAAAGCTCACGCTTGGCTTTGAGCTGTTCTTCTTCCGCTGGTGGACGGGCCTTCTTGCGTACCATTACGCAAATTGTATCATGGAGCGCATCTACTGCTGCGATCTGTGAGGACGGCCCTACGGACAGGAGCGGTTGGCAATGGCGAATGGAAGAGGTGCACACCTCAAAGAGCCCACTCATGCTTTAGAGATTTACAAACTTTGGTTCAGTAGGCTCATGAAGGAAGGCGATTGGGCCTACGAAAGATGGAAGCTGTTCGTACAAGTCTACGCAGCGCTCGTCATAGCTTTTGCGGCATTGCTCGCCTTCTATTTCGCTCGAGCGGTGTTTGATCTGGTTTCGGTTGGAGCACTTGCTCTCCTTGTGATTCTGTCACTAATTCTGGCCCTCTATAACTTCCAGCAAGCAAAGATAAACGAGAATACCCGATTTTGGCAGAGATTCTTTACACTGAAGTTAGGCCAGATTGAAAACGAGCTGTTCCTCGACCCGAGCACAGGGCTCGGGGCCTCGATCGAAAGAGTAGACGCATACCAATCGGCCGATTGGAACGAGTCCAACACACGCGTAACCGATGCTCGGATGGTAGAAATCATTTGCGGAGCTGAAGGCGAGACCCCTCAGAACAATTTACGCAACGATCTGATGGACCGCGTTACGCAGTTCACATACATCTCAATTTGGATTTGGCTAGGGATGGCTGCTGCCATTTGTTTGTATTCTGTCATTGTAGTTAGCAACAAATCAGCATCATTTACTTGGGTCTAAAGCTTGCCGAGCACAAGTGTAAGCATGCTCACCACTGTCCCGAGCGTGCTCTGCAAAGACGCGAAGCTGGCTTCAAGTGCCGCAACACGTCCCTCCAATCCGGAGATTGCCGGCGCTGCAACAGAGGCAGCAGGGCGACTGGAAAACTGAATGCGAAGCTGCGCGTTCTCTTCCTTGAGTGCCCGCATGTCCGCCTTGAGCTGGTCGATCTCTGCCCGGTCAAACCCTACGATCTTCGCCGCAATGAATGCGTCGGTGAAGTCCCGGTAATTGAGAGCGTCGAGCTGTTGCTGCGACATGCTCGCTACGTCAGACCGAGCACGGGCGCTGGCGTCTGAGAAAGCGGCCGATGCTGATAATGGGGCTAAACAGAGTGCTGCTACAGCAACGCCCACAAAGGCACGTGTTGAGGTATTCATATAGGAAAAGTGTACCACTGGATTGGAAACGCGCCAGTCAGTGCAGTTGGACAATCTTCAATCGACCGAACCCGTTTCGAAGGTGCAATTTGCAGCCCTTTTTCCAGTTGATGCGAACGAGGCGCCATCCTGGTTCGTTTTTGAGAGCCTCAAGGATGCGTCTTTCTGTTTTGCCTTTGTCCACGACTTCCGCCTCGGTCATAGGGCGAATCGTATCACGGCCTCGTCGCCATCGAACACAATGCTTTGGTCAGTAAGAATCTTTCCAGCCGACCACCATGTCATTCTCCAAGAACACGCGGTTGGCAAAGCGATTCTTGCCTGCTGCGGTGTATTTCCAAGTCTCTTTGATTTTGGTTTTGAGAACGTTCTGATCGACATCGAGGGGCTGACCCCATGATAGCTTCACCTGTTCTGATGTCATGCCTTGGCGAATTTTCTTGGCCAGAATTAGGGCGGCGATTTCCGGCCCGTGTCTATTGATGAGTTCTTGCTCATAGGCTTTACGCGCCTGCTCTCGCGTTTTACGCGCCTCCTCCTGGGCCCGAGCTGCCTCTTTGCCGACCTTTATCAGATAGGCAACACCGATAACCGCGCCGAAGACGACGACGCCTACTGTAAAGTCCATAGATCACTCCTCGAAGCGAGGTCAGGGCAGACGCTATCGTAGCTCGTTTCAATTTGACTTGCGTTAACTGCCGCTCGTAGAAGTGATACGTTTACCTTACCGATCACCCCGCTTGGCGAGTTAGCATTTTACTAACCTTGCGGGGCTCCTGCAGTTTTAACGAAATATTGGCTACGTCCTTGGCGTAGAGCTTCATCACCAACCGTAAAGCCGCGATGTTCTGGCCCTTCTTGCGATCAAGCGGGGCATGTCGGGTTTGCTGACTTGCAAACGAAAAAGAACGCCGCGCTCATCTTCGGTGCGCTCGATCTATATCTGATCAGGATGTGTGGTGACGCCACGTAATATCCCGTCGAGAAATGACTGTTCCGCGGATACGGACATGGGTAAATTGTAGCATGGCTTCTCAGGCCAGAACGCCGCAACGGAGCTACAGACATGAAGCATCTGATTCTCATGATCGCAATGTCAGCCGGACTTTACGCGGCTTCGCACATTGCAGCTCACGCGCAGACGCCAGGCGGACGTCCGTGGTGCCCGCGCAATTGTCTTTTGCTTTGCGAGTTGACCAAGCCCCCGCACGTGACAGTGGCTCAGTGCGCGATTAGCAACGCGTGTTCCAGCTTTAGAGGACCATGTGCGTCGGACCGATATGTGCGGGCCTACTATCGCAACACAAACGGTCGTCAGGCACCTCGATAAAATTCGGAACCGTCACTATGCTGACATTTCGTCTTCTGCCACTGCTCGCCGTAATCTTGCTGGTCTCCCCCTCCGCTCGCGCCGAAGAACGATCGCCAAAGCCGGAAGAAAAGAACCTAAACGAACCCGTGCGCGTACCTTTTGTCGAGTGCAAACGGGTGTGTGATCCGCCGCTCGGCTCGCTTAAGGCTGCTGATCCTAAAATATGGAGCACAATCTGCGAAATCAAATGTGTGCCGAATTTGAAAAAATAGCCTCATAGCGCGGCGAGCTTAGTCCGTAAAAATGCCTCCTCCTTTTTCCAATCGCTTGCGTATGTGCGGTGTGGTCGCCAGCTATCTTTCTCGCATGCATCCCACAGGGCAACGCGATCCGGTGAAAGCACGCGTGTCTTGAGGAATTCGTTGTATTCCCGTTCGTGCCATTTCTTCCAACCGTGGTGGCCTTTGCAGACACAGACCACGAGGCGGTAATCGGCATAGGTGGCGCTATTAGCGCGGGTGATGAGGTGGTCCGCTTGCAGGATCAGCTCCCCCGCCTTGGTGTAGCCGTTGCACACGGGCACGCCGTACATGTTCCGTAATACACAGCCATTATCCCGCTTGATGACGATCGCTCGCAATAAATCTTGAATACGATCCTTGCACTCCGAAGCCTCCGACGTGCTTTTCTTTCGGAGGGGGGTGCGGCGCTTAAGAAATCCAGTTCTTTCCATTAAGCCCGACACAAAGTGTCAGGCCCAAATATGATACCCCGAAGTTGCGGTTCGGGCTTAATAGGGAGAACTGCGCTTATTGTACCACACCAAAAGAAGGCCCCGCCGAGAATGGCGGGGTGTGGATAGCGCTCTGCACTAGCGCGGTTCATCAGGGCAGGCCACGCTCATTGAGCCGTGCAATTTCCCCTCGCCGCTCGCACAGGGAGCTAATCTTTAAACAGCAGGGGTTCCGAATAGCGACCCTCGGCACTCCTCTGCGAGCGAGGCCGGGCGTCCTGCCTGAGTTCAAAGAGAGACGCTTGATGCTTGCGGTTGGCTTGGATTTGCTCCCGCCGCAAGCGCCGGATTTCTTTCCACTCGTAGCGTTTCCCGTCGATGATGATGGTTCTCACGACGGCACCTCATGTACTGCGTCGCGCTTAGTGATCTCCCGCTTGAGCTGGCGCGCGACCATGAGGGAAACAGACGTGATGGAGCTGTATGGCCCGCGGGCCTCGGTCTTGTCGCCGTATGTGGGCCAAAAGAACCAACCCTTCGTCCGGAGCTCTACCGTGAAGGTGGCGAGCATATACGTGCGCTTGGCGTTGCTGAGCACGGTCAATACTCCTCTGCGAGCATGATCGTAAGCACGCGGGTCGTCTTCGACGTGTCGGCGGGATCTTCGGCGCCGCCGTCCATCTCGCGATTGTAATAATCCAGCTTGAAGAAGAAGCGCTGATTCCCTATGGCGAACGCCCCGAAGTCGTGCTCCTTGTGCGGATCGTTGTCCTCGTCGAAATGCGAGAACGTGCGAACGCGTCGCAACACCTCCGCTTTCACTTCGCCGCACAGGGCAACAACTCCTTGTGTGATCGTCACCACGCCGCCGACAAACGTGTTTCGGAAGCGGTCATTGAGATCGCGTATCCGCTCGGATTTTGAAGGAACGTTGAGCATTGTCACCTCCATGATCAGCCAACGAAGCGGGCTGAATGACGGAGGCGACCTGCGTAAATTGTACCAAAGAAAAGCCCCGCGTTTGTGCGGGGCTGCCGTTTACTCGGCTACGTCGAGGTGGAGTTCTCCATCCTTGAAGCTCAGGGAAAAGTTGTAACCATACAGGGTGAAGCGATGGATCATGCTTGTCCCGATCTCCATCGCGAGGAGCTGCGCTTCTTCGGGAAGGCGCTTCACCGCTTCGCTGCACTCCATCGTTCGTGGAATATCGACCGACATTGTTTCGCTCACAGGTACACCGTGAACTTTAGCTCGTGCTGAGCAGCGATGAGCCGCTCATATTGTGCGGGCTCGATGAGATCGGTGAGGAAGCAAATGGCCACCTCCCCTACTTCGTGAGCCGTCAGAACGTCGAGCACGTCGCGTACCAGACGGACTTCCGTCCCTTCCTCCACGCGGCAAACGTTGAAAACGTAATCGCGTGGGTCCATGTCGCTGCCAAACTTCAATAGCGGCTGCTTGTCGTCGCTGAGCGCCCGTCCAAAGTAACCGACCACCTTGCCCTGCGCGTCTTCCAGCGGAAGCGCCAGCCGCTGTGCGTTTACCCCGTTAAGCGCATAGCCCGCATTGAACGCCTTGAGCGTTTCCGCCGAAACCTCCAAGCCGCTCAGAGAGGGATGCTCAGGGTCGAGCCTCTTGGCGTATGCCTCAGCGTCGAATCCTGGCTTCCTCTCCGCGGCCGGCTGGGGGGTACCTTGAACTGGTCGCGGCGTGGTGGCCGACGCTTGGAACGCTTGATCCAGCATGGCTGCGGCGTCCCGTTGCGAAACGCCTTTGATGTGAGCGACCAGGGCGATTGCATCCGTGCCGCCCTTGCCCCATGCGAAGCACTTGAACATGTCCTTGGTCGTGTTGACGCTGAGTGCCCGCCGGTCCGTCGACTTGCAAGCGGGACAGGGGGAGCGGAATTGGCCGGGGCTCTCCTGCTTCATCTGCAAGCCAAGCCACGGTACGGCATCTGCCATCTTCACGCGTGCCTTGATGGTCGCGAAATCGACGATGCTCATGGTCACACCTCCGTTATTGCCTATCCCCATTGTCTCATCCGGCGTGCGGCCTTCTTTGGTATGATGGGGATAGTGATTGGAGTGTGGATGGGGGGAACGCGTACAGCCGCTAAAGTCGTGTGAAGCTGACACGATGCAGGTGCTAGTCCTCGCCCCCCCCACCCGCACTCGAACATCGCGGGAGAAAGCGAGCATGCAATGAGCATGACCGATACGCGTCCCGTGCGACGCGGTATGCAAACCGAGAAGCGCGAGATCGCCTTTTACGTCCGAGCGAAGACGGGTCCCGGAGCACGCGACTGGTCTCCGGTCGGGGTTGCCTTCGCTCGCAAGAACAATGAGCCGGGCTTCACAGTGAAGCTCAACACTCTCCCGATCGCCGGTTGGAACGGCTCGATGGTCCTGGTCCCGCCGTTTGCGGATGACGACCAGCCGATCGACGAATAACTCAGGCGGATGCGGCGGACCCATTGGACGGCACAGGAGGCGTGCCGTCTTTTTCTTTTGCGTCTGCGCGCGGCCGGCCACGTTTTGCTTTTGGTTCCACCCCGAGGAGCTGAGCCAGCTCATTGTTGATCTCCTCACGCTTGGCCAACAGTACCGCAACGCGGTTGATGCGATCTTCGAGCACTGGCGCCTCCTATTGATCGAGTTGCAGGTCTGGGTATCCGACGCGCGACCATGGCTCGGTGAGCATGTGACCGGTAGCACGGGGCTTTTCACGCGATTTTATCGTCGGATGTGTTTTGAAAAGAAACCACTGGCGCAGCGACGGCTTGCCCTCGGTCATTGCGGCCAAGTGGCTTTTCATATTTTCCATGCGGACTTTCGTTCGCGTAATGAAGGGGACGAACGTCGTTTTGAAGCCGTACCGATTTCGAAAGAGGTCGTTTTCCAAGCAATAAAGATAGTCAGCGAACTTGTTGCAGATCGCGGATCGTGCGAAGTCCGCCGGATTTTGCGGCATGGATGCGGTGTCGGCTTCAATGCCCGGAAAGTTTCGGCGTTTTCCGTCCACAGTGCGCTCCAACGCGAACGGTCGATCATCGGGGATCAAGGAATGAGGTTTCCCATCACGCTTACCAATAAAAATTTGATGGCTGTGTGGCGCGTTACGGGTGGCTTCCGGCATTGAAGGCAGGAGGTCCGCAAAGGCCCGCATAACAATGTCGCTGCGGTCCATGAGACCGATATCAAAAGAAGTCATGATCTGGTCGATCATTAGCGTGTGCGGAAACTGTTTATCCGGCGAGCGGGCCGGGGCGGTAATCCCCTCTTCCGCGAGCTCAACCATTCCATTCTTTGTGAGCTCGTAGTACAGGTAGCCCACGATACGTGCGCCTCTGTCATTCTCTTGCAAGTCACACAGCTTCAGCAGGTCAACGCCATCCTCTTTGAGGGCGCGTAACCGCCGGCTGATCCCCTGCTCCGAACGGCGTAGGAGCGCTGCAGCGTAAAGTGCGGAGAGATAGCGACGACGCGCAAAGAGACTAAGAAGCTCTATGTCACGGTCGAGAACTCTGCGCTTAACGACATGCCCGTCCGGAGCAACAAACGGTGCTGTAGAAGCGCGACTCTGAGAACGCTGTATTCGTGCCTTCGTTGTGTCCATAATAAATTGATAGAGCGCTAAAATTCATTTGGAAAGATTCGCTATGAGACAGCATGCGCATGGATACGGCGCTAGGTGCCGCAGCGCGGATGCAAAATAATTATAACAGATGTTTAAGCCCAGCCGTCCTCGCTCGCCGCGGAAGTCTGCGCCGCCGGTGGCTTTTCTGAAGGCACCACCTGCTCTGCGAGAGGAGCCATAATCGTGTCCACCGTCTTTTCAACGACCGATGTAGGCGGCAGCGTTTGTTCTGGTTCGGGCATGCCGCCCAGGGCTTTGCGATTCCGCGCAAGCAATTCATTCAATGCCGCGCCACTCATCTGCGGCTCTTTTTCGATCGCTCCAAAGGGAATAGACACGCTGAACGGTCCGGCAACGCCACGAACCTTGCAAGCGAAGTTGGCGTGAGTAGCGTTCTTCACATGCCGTTTTAGATATTCCGGCTTGCAGCCTAGGTCGCGGGCCATATACCCGATGTCGATGCCTTCTGGTGAAGACGTGTATTTGATAGTCGTGTTTGTCGAGATTGCATTGCGCAGCGACTCGCTGAATTCCATCCCGTGCATGGTCTGGTGAGCAAGCACACAACCGAGATTGTATTCACGAGCCAGCCTCAACAATTCCGGCGTCTTTTCCTCGTCCGCGAATTCCTGGAACTCGTCGATAATGAGATAAGCAGGATTCCACTGGTCTTTCGGTAAAGATATCCGCGCGTATGCCGCGTTGAGAGTAAGGGCGATAAGATATCGGCCAATCAGGGCCGATGCTTGGGCGCCGAGCCGATTCATCGCCGTGTTAACAAGCACAATCTTCCGGTTTTGTAGGCAGGCGTGAATGTCCAGTGTGCGGATCGGGGGCCGCAGCATTTCCTCGATCTCGGGGTATTGCAGGAGCCCGTAGATGCGGGCCTTAAGCTGTTGGCGTGTTTCGCCATATTGCGATGAATAGTAGTCGGATCGGATGAGGCGTTGTGAAAGAGGGTCCAACCGGGCGATCTCTGGAGCGAAGACACTTGTGTCCGCAGATTTGGCGGGATCTTCGAGGAAATCCAGCAGCCGACTGATGTTCCCTTTCATTGAAAATATCAGGCGGACAGCAGCGGCAAACACCGGGAGCTGTTTGGCAGTTATGGCCGATCCGGTGCTCGAAAATACAAATGCAAAGCTGTTAATCGCCTGATTGATGATGCTCCGACGCTGCGCCTCCGTCCACGAGGGGTCTGACTTAGGATCGAACATGTTGAGCGCAGGGGGCGGGTCTTCAGTGGGATCAACTATAACAAGCCGGTCCTTGAGCTTGCCGTTATGCGGGTTGAACATGTTGAGTTTCTGGATGCGGTCGGTCATCAATCCTTTGGGGTCGATGATCACCATCGCGGGAGGATTTGGCCTGGCAAGGTTCTTAAGGACAATGTCTTGAATGAGCGTAGTTTTTCCTGACCCGGATGGGCCAAGAATATGCGTGTGTTCGTACCTTGTTTGATCGGAGGCGCAGACGGGAAATTCGAGTTCAAGAAATCGGCCTAGCGGGCTTTCGCCAAAGACCGCCTGAGCGATCTCGCGGGCTGGCTTGTCACGGTCAACCCGCTGCCAGAGTTCGGCGTCGCTCATCTTGTCGTCACGGGCGCCCACAAATTTTCGCAAGTTGGTTTCGATGGAGGCCGTCAGACCGTGAGTTTGCCTGAAAATGTTGTAGGCGCGTTCAAAGTATGCGATCGGCTGCGCGGCTAATTCCGAAATTGTAAGCGATCCTACTCGTGGGGCTTCCCATGAAGCCTCCCAATTTACGGCGGGACCGATCTGCTGAAGCGTATCCTTGAGGAAGGCGGCAAGATCGCCGTGGGGGTCTTTAGAATAATAATCAGACCGCTTGTCAGCGAGTTTTATGTAGCAGAGCAACGTCTCAACCCACATGTGCATGACCGTGGGCAAGCTTTCTATTCTGGCTCGGGCGAGAATAGTCCCGTAGTCGATAGACATGTCCTCGCTTTGCGGTACACGTGTTGCAAAGTACTCGTCATGGCTTGAAAGAGGTTGCGGGTTTTCGGCTTCGTGTTTTTTGATCGCCGCCTCATTGAACTCATCGAGCACATGCGACCACGCGTCTTGGTAGGCGTCTTCGTCTGCGAAACGTTTCGTGGCGCGGATTGATTCGAGCTCTTGTTTGCAGCTTTCGAAGAGCCTCATACCTTCGGACGTATCAGGGTCATATTCCATGCCCCGTAATCTTAACCAATACAGGTCTTCTTCCTGTCCCCGCTCCCCGTAATCAGCGGGCAAGTAGACCTCTAGGGTCTTAGCGACATGCGCTTCCGAACAGAAATATGGCCGGTACTGATGGCGAGTGAGCAAGTGGTCGAAGTTGGTGTTGTAGGGAGCGGTGCGGTAGGTATCGTCGAGCTGCTTGTGGCAATGCGCGCATCGGCCTTCGTCGAGATACATCGGTGTCCCCCAAGGCTGCAAAAGTGGGGACGGCCAGTGGCCACCGACCGTCCCCGTACCCCTATCAATCAGGAAACTGGAGCGTGGCTCCCTTGCTCTCGTACCAGGCCTTCACCTGCACCAACTCCCAAATGACGCGATGTCCGTGACTCGTTCCTAGCTTTATGGGCTGCGGAAACGGATCAACGTCTCTCGCCATCAGCCGGTAAGTGTGTGCGCGGCAGTAAGGGTGTCCTAGGTCTTTGAGTTGTCTCCAAGTGATAAACACTAGCTTGGTTGGCATCGTGATGTTCCCTTAATCGAGAAGGGACATCGCGACATCCACCCGAGCACGTGCTTGGGCGTCAGGAGTTTACGGAGTTGAAGACAAAAGGCTAGTCCCGCATCGCGGGTATCAGGCGCGACAAAAAGCGCCCTTTAGGAGCGCTTTAGAAGTGCCTGCATGTGGGCTTCGTATTTGGCCAGAGCGTCCCGCTTTTCAGACAAATAGTCGTAGCGATCGTAAATCTCGTCCAGATCGTTGCGCGTGCCGGTTACATGATTGATCAGGATTTCGCACAGCGTTCGCGACACTCCTAAGCGTGCCATGTTGGAACGAAAGGTGCGGCGCAAATCGCGCACTTGCCACTTGAAGACCCCTGCCCGCTTGTCGAGCTTCTTTTTCTCCTTGCCCCATGAGCCATCATTGAAGTGCGTGTCTTCGTCCCAGCGGCCGGGGAAGAAATAATCGCGGTTTGACTTCTGTTCTTTAAGGACGGACTGAGCCATCGGAAGCAAGGGTATCGCGTGGGACCGCTTGTTCTTGGTGCAAGAGCCGTCAATCGTCAGGACATTGCGTTCAATCCACGTACGGCGGATGCGCGCCGTTTCTCCGCTTCGCGTGCCCCACAACATGATGAGCTGAATGAGGCCGCCGAACTTGCCTTCACACGCGTTCCATATTTTTACCAACTCATCGTCGGTCAATATCCGCTTACGCTTCTTATCCTGGCCGGGCGCGCAATAACCTTCGAGCGGCGAGTGTGGGATGTGGCGATGCGGCGGTCGCGTACACCATCGAAAGAAGGTCCGAAGGACCCGGAAGGCGTGAAGCTGCTCGCTCGGGACGTGTGCAAGCTTGCCCAGTTGCTTGCTGATGGTCTGGTCCCCGATATCAATGACAGAACCACTGAGCGTTAGACGGTCCAGTAGGCGCTTTGCTTCCGACTTTGTCCGCGGACCCTTGCCGCGATAGTTGTCCTCAAGGAACTGCTCGACCGCGTCCGCGTATGAAACGCTCGCAACTTTCGGAGCGTAGGGACTACCGAGAGCGGTCAGCGCTTTTTTGCGCGCTTCGGAGAGCGGTACTTGGGGATAATGCCCGACGGTTTGCTTGTCGCTTTTAGCGCCTTTGACCACGATCCACGTGCGACGATGCTTGCCCACGCGCATTCCGAATGCCGGCGTCTTCGTATCGAAGTACGTACCGGGTTTAAGGGCGCGAACGGAGAGATCGGTGAAAGCGATTTTTGGCAT